CGTCATCAGGATCCCGTGGCGGGTAAAAATTACACCGGACAAGAAAGACCCGTTTCTTTTCGACAAGTTGAAGAAAGAAGCCCCAGGCATTTTGAATCGACTCATCGAAGGTTGCCTCGACTGGCAGAAAACCGGACTCCGGCCTCCCGACAAAGTCAGGCTAGCTACCAGCGAGTACCGTGAGGAGATGGACGTCCTCGCTGAATACATGGAGGATAGGTGCGTTATCGGCAAAGGCAAGTCTGTTCCCAAGAAGCAAATCTACCTCGATTACGTCGAGTGGTGTGAGGACATGAAGCAGCGTCCGCAGAGTTACTCGCTGTTCAGCCGACAGCTTTCAGAGCGCGACTTCCGCTCTAAGGTCACCAAGATAAACTTTAACGGTGACCGAAAGTCTGTCCGCGTGTGGCGAGGGATAACCCTTAAGCACATAGACCGGGCGTCACAGTCGCCTATGAAGAAGATGGCGTCCTCAATGGGATGGACTGAGCCGGAGGCTTGACTCGGTTAGTCCCGCATCTTAGTTACACACAGGAGCTCGAATGCCACCACGCACAAAAAGCAACCAAGGCCGAGGCCGACCACCCGAAGGCGGAGGCAGTGATTACGCGCAGTGGCTCTTGCTGGTTCCCAAGGACAAACGTAAAGAAGTCGCAGATTTTATTGCAGAGCATAAAGTTGAAACTTACGACGATTTAGTTGTCTTTGGTTGCAAGATTATGGCTGCACTCATGGAGGGGCGTATTACCCCCGCCATCGCAAAAGAACTTCGCGCGTGGCATGAGATGAACTTCACGGTTATTGCTGCAAAGAACACCAAAGAGGAAGCCCCTGACAGCACTTACTCTGACATCGTGACTGCTCTAGTGCAGGTGAAACGAGAGACGAAAAAGCTCCGGGGTGATTACTTTAGTTCTAGCGACGTTATCGAAGAACAGACACCTATTATTGTGGAGGCCAAGAATGGCTGACGGGCTTACCCTAGACGACATGCGGCGAATGCAAGAACTTGAAGCGGAGCTTATGCGGCTTCGTGAAATACAAGCTGCTATGTCGCCAGAAGACATCGCCATGCTTTCTGAAGACTCGGACATGGGTGAGGCCATGCGTTACGCCGAGCAGGACCGCGACATTCGCCGTCGTGCAGAGCAAGGCGATGCGATGGCAAATACACTGCTCCGTGGCGAAGACCCACCATCTCCGCAAGAGATGCCCCCGCAAGAGATGCCTATGACCGGCCCCGCCATCTCGGCTGAGGAGAGAGCGCAGATTCTGGCTACCATGCCCGCCATGCGAATGGACGGAATGGGCGCAGGGCCTGTCCGAAAGTCAGTCCGAGAGGACGTGATGAAGAACCTGATGGCTACCGAGGAGCCGGAAGAGGAGCTCTAAGATGGCCACAGGTGATTTCTCTTTTCGGCAACTAGCCGCAAACTTAGGGTTCGCCCCCAGCCCTATTGACCTTGAACGCCAAGCATCCGTGAAGCGTGAGCAGGAGGAGTTTGAGGCTTCTCCAGAAGGTCAAGCGCAGCGTGCGTACAATGAGTCTTTGGCGTATGATCGGGAACTCCCATACATTGCCCCCGAAGACTTGACCCCGGAAGAAAAGCGCAGGATTGCAAAGGCTAAGAATGACGCATTGGTAGCGCGCTTAAATCTAAAGTTAAACCGCCCAATATCCATACCCTCTGGCTCGACGGTTAGGCCCTCGACTCCTACAGAGCAAAGAGCTGTAGAGCAAGACATCCCTGCTATCGACCCAACCGTACCTCGAGTAGGCACACCTACTGGCGCAGACATCGCAGGAGCGGTCTTAAAAGAGCGCCCCACACTCCCTGCAGAGGTCATCTCGTACCCGATTGGGGCAGCGGGTGCCGCTTACGACATATTAAAGCAGTCCTTAGACTCGAACCCTAATCTGACTCAAGCGCAACGCTTGGCCGCAACGTCAATGGCCTCACTAGGCTTTATCCCAGGCGCAAAGGGAGCCAAGGCCGCAAAAGGCGCGGCGGAAGAGTTGTTAAAAGAAGGGGCGGAGCAAGCCACCAAAAGCTACAAAAAAATGCCTAAAGCTGAAGAAGATTTAGTAACATTATATAGAGGGGGCGCTGAAGATGTAGATAGCCCTGTTAGTTATACAACACCTGATAAGAAGTTAGCTAAAGAGTATGCTGAAGAGAAAGAAACCTCCGAGATATTAGAATATAAAATACCCAAAAGTCAGATAGCATCTGAGGATGAAGCTCGTAATATTTTAGTTGGATTAGGTTACAAGAATGCAAATAATGACGGAATGATGCACGAGCTTCTTGACCCTAGATTTAAAGATGAAGGTTTCTACCTTGGGGATGATGCTACAAAAAAGTTAGTTAAAGCCCTTGAAGATAAAGGATTTAAAGCCTACGAGGCTTTGGGTCAGTCTTTAACGAGTAATAAACCCACTCGAGAGGTTGTAACATTCAATACTAAAGAAACCCCAGAGGATGCTTTTGAGGCAAGAGCTCCTCGGGGCTACAAAAAAATGCCCCGGCCTTCTAGCACGCAGGTCACGACTTTGGAGACTGGCGATGTTGAGGACATCAAGAGCACATTGGAAGAGCTGGGCTTTCCTCCTGCGGAGATTGAGCGGAGGCTAAATCCAAAAGAAGGCGACCCTGCTGGCCTGCAAGATTTAGCCTACTTGGAAAATCGTGCTGAACGATTGACTCGTCAGAAGTTTATAGATGATCGGCTTACCGACATTCAGACTCGTCGAGCCGCAGCACAGACCCCAGAGGGCGCGCAACAAGCTGCAGAGACGACGGCTCAGATTGACACGCCCACATACGCTTCTGGCATCATGCCTCTACAGGACGCTCCTCCGTCGAGAAATGTGAGAGGCCTGTCTGGTGTAGACGATGTCGCCGAACAAGGTGCCGAACTTCAACGTCGGGCCGACCTCGACGTGGGATTGGCAAAAGACTCTGAGCGCCGAGCGGTTGACATCGCCACCCTTGAGCTTCCTGACGCAGTTCGTCAGTTCGCGCAATCTAGGCGATACAATCTAGCCCCCGAAGAGACGGCAGGCCTCGCGCAAACCATCCGAGACAATGGCGGGATAACCTACGATGTCGGAACAAAAACCGCAAAAGAAACTGGATTTAGCGTTGCCCCTTTCAAAGACACCGAACTTAAAGTTGACCCTGCAGATTTTACCCCTGACACAGTGCGGGCCTACGCGCAGACAATGGAAAGCCTGCTTGATGTAGACGGCGTACACCTGGGTGTTTGGTTTGATAAAGACAACAATAAATACGTTTTTGACGTTTCGGTAGTTGCGCCAAACACAGACGAGGGTAGATTGCTCGCGGCAAGGCTGGCCAAGAACGGTGACCAAGACGCCATTTTCCACCTTGATACATTTGATGAGATTGACACGCCAGATTTGGAGGTAGAGTTTGGAGAAGAAATCCTCAAAGGCGCAACGACGCCAGAATATGAAGCTCTTTCACAAGTCCTCGAACGAGTCACTGGACGAGTTTCTCCTTCGGATACAAAAGGACTTGCCAAGCAAAACAGGCTCAAGCCCCAAGAAGTAGAAGACATACGGGCGTACCATGAGAAGATGGTCCGTAGCAAGTACAAGCGTGGAGAGCCTGTTTCTCAGGATATTCTTGACCAGTATCCCGACATTCAAAGCCCGCCTGCTCCGCTGATTGCGTTAAACAAAGCCGCGCCCGAAATCGTGGCTGACTCAAGAGCTTCGTTTACTGTGCCAATCGTAGCAGAAGACAGAACTCTTTATGAGATTCTGCGTCCAGACGGAACGCCGTATGCCAAAGAAGGTCAGACAATCACCAACAATAATATCTTTGACTTTCTGACAGACAAGTATGAAGAAGCGACCGGCAGAACAACCCCTATGCCGTTTGACGATACCGGCCTAGTATACCTGCAGAATACGCTTACGGAAGAACTTCTTAGCCAACTTGAAGATACAAAAGCATTTATGAGTTGGTACACAGACGATGTCCGGGACTTCCTCGACACCGCTTCACAGGTTTTTCCCGAGTTAAAAAACAGCGAAGTTCACCGGATGACGTTGTTAAACATCGCTAGCTATACATCTAATGGTCTCAACCCCGTTGAAAACGGAAGGTTTGCCTTAGCCTCTTACGCCGAGTTGACGCAAAAAGGCGGCATGAGCGGAAGAAATCCTTTTACCATTAAAGACGGCAGACTAGCAGGGTACGGGACTCGAGCGCCTACCGTTCAACAAGGGCTACTGTTTTACAGTGGCCGTATTAAAAAGCTCGGCCTTGACGGAGCGGCTCGTGAACTGTTGGAGCTAAACAGTAAGCGAGGCATACGGCAGACGCGCCAAGAGTCCGGGGTCTTCTCTCCGACACACGCGGGCCCCGGCCATCCTGTTCCGATTGGCGCTCTTATGCCAAACTTGTATGGGAACGGTCCCAAGATTGGGACATACGGCGGCAACTTGGTTGGGATGCCTGGGGGCACATTCGATGTATGGCAGCATCGTCAAGAGCTTACCCGCATGGGGTATGGGCGGTTACTACAGAAAGACGCCGCAGGTAAAAAGTTTTTAAATCCAGACGTCCCTGCCCTTGTAAAAACTCCGACTATTACTCAAAAAGTTTCCCAGCAAATGTGGAAAAATATTGGCAAGGCTACAAATCTAGAAGACTTCCAAGTGCAGGCCCTTCTGTGGTTCTATGAGCAAAACATGTACAGGAGGCTAGGAAAGTCTTCTGTGAAAAGCGGTACGATGTCGGAGGGGGCGCGGAAGTTTGTGGATATTTTACCTGAACTTAGGTTTATAACTCCCAATGGGTATTTGGGTGACAAGGTTACCGGCACCAAGACTTACTCTGTAGGCGTTGGGACTAATAAAAACCGGGCCGCGATGGAGTCTGTTCGGTCTCCTCGGAAAAGAGCGAAGTCCGGTGAGAGCGAGTTCGCAAAAGCTAAGGCCGCAGAGCGTAAAGCTAAGGCCGCAGAGAAAAAACGAAAGGCAGAGGAGGCGGCAAGTGAAGATTAATACTGTCGAGCAGGCCCTTGCTGAGGCCATGAACATTAAGATGGACGCAAACATTGCCACCTTAGCAGACGAGGGTATCCCATACCTAAGTCTAGACGACCTTGTTGCTCGCAATACAGAGGGCATGGCAGAAGAAGCCCCGTCTCCAAAAGATTTACGCTTTGCCGCAGCCAACAAGGCCTTGAGGAATGAGTAAGCCAAAGAGCCGCGTCAACGAAGCGGGCAACTATACGAAGCCTAGCATGCGTAAGAATCTGTTTGAGAAGATCAAGTCGTCCTCCAAAGGTGGTAAGCCTGGCCAATGGTCTGCCCGTAAAGCTCAAATGCTTGCCAAGCAGTACAAGGCGAAGGGCGGAGGCTACAAGTGAAAAAGACCCAGAAGTCTCTCAAGCGTTGGACCGACCAAGACTGGACTACCGCGTCTGGCAAACGAAGCCAAGACACGGGTGAAGTCTACGCTCCTCGGGCCACGATAGAGAAACTAAAGGGAACACCAAAGCTCGCCAGAGCAAACGCCGTCAAGCGCCGAGCTCGAGCCGCAGGCAAGCAACACGCCAAGCACGGGTTACATAAAGGCAAGAAGAGGTAGTCATGGCGGTCACGGCTAAAAAAAGACGCAATGCTGCAAGAGGCGCGATGCTCATGAAGAAGCACGGGCTGTCTGGTTACAACAAACCTAAGCGTACACCGGGTCACCCTAAGAAGTCTCACATGGTGTTGGCAAAAGATGGCGACCGCATCAAGCTGATTCGCTATGGCGAGCAAGGAGCGAAGACAGCAGGCAAGCCCAAGAGGGGTGAGGGCGATAAGATGCGCAAGAAGCGGGCCAGCTTTAAGGCAAGGCACGCTAAGAACATTGCCAAGGGCAAGATGAGTGCCGCTTTTTGGGCCGACAGGAGCAAGTGGTAATGGGCCTCCCTCTTGAAGGCGAGGCTCTTGAGGCTTTAGCTGACCCCGCCATCAGCCTCCGCGCTTACGCCAAGATCATTGACCAGAAGACCGGTCAAGAACATACCTTCGATCCGTTTGCGATTACCGACCGCCTGCAGGAAACGGTTGTCTCGTACTACTCCGAGCCACCAAAGACCGCTCTAGGACAGACCAAGTGGCTGACCCTCCTTGGGTATCGGCAGGCAGGCAAGAGCCTCACAGCAGAGCTCTGCGGCTACATACGATCGGCCTACACACCAGGTCACGATCACGTCTGTATTGCGGATAACAAAGATAGGGCCGAGTACCTGCACCGACGCATTCACCTTACCCATAGCCGCTGGCCAGAACTGGTTCGCTCCGACACTGTGCCCAACCGAGAGGTTCGGCAGTTGACGTTCCAGCACGGCGGCAAGATGCGTGTCCTGTCTGGTGAGTCGGGCGCGGTTGGTATCGGTCAGTCCCCCGACAGCTTCCACGGGTCAGAGCTTCCGTACTGGCGTAATGCTGGTCACCAGTTTTCGATGATTTACCCGTCGATGATTAACCGAGACCACTCACAGGTTTTGCTCGAATCAACTCCCTCGCCAATGAGCGAGCCTTCTGCGGAATGGTGGCGCGACCACTGCCGTGACGCAAAGCTGGGCCGAGGCCGATGGGCGTATGCGTTCTTCCCCTTCTGGGACGGTGTGCTCAACCGACGCCCGTGGCCCAAGGGGCAGAAGCTCACCCTTGAAGAAATGGGTTTGCTCGACAAGTACGGGCACCTCGGACTGCGAGAAGAGAACCTTCAGTTTCGCCGATTAATGATTGACACGGACGCAGAGATTCGTCGCAATCCAGACTTGTTTAAGGTGTACTACCCGTTTGACGACATCAGTTGCTGGATTGCATCTGTCGGCTCGGTCTTCCATTCCACTCTGCTTAAACGGCACCAAGACGCTTTATTGGTTCCGTGGGCAGGTCCATACATGGAATACGAGAAGCCGGAGCCGGGAGCCGTTTACGCTATCGGAGTTGACCCAGCGGGTTATGCTGCTCGCGATCATGCCGCATTCCAAGTGCTGAAGGTGTACGATGGAGAATGGACCCAAGTCGCAGTCTACGGAGGCGTCACTGACCCCGTCGTATTTGCAAAGAAAATCAATGAGGTTGGCAAGAAGTACAACAATGCGCTTGTGGCTGTGGAGAGTAACGGGGTTGGTGTTGCTACTCTGGCTCTACTTGAGGAGCTGGGCTATTCAAATCTCTACTACGAAAAACCCTACAAGCCTGGAATCGCTGCTACCGCCAAGTCTGTGACGATGATGTTGTCGTACCTTCAGGACGCACTCCGTGATGAGTTGATCTTAAAGGACGAAGATACAGTTGGTCAGCTCGGCTCTTACCGGGAAGACAAACGTACTGAGCGAAGCGCGCTCTCAGAGATGCTGCACTCCGGCAAGACCGGCAAGCGCAGAGACAGGCACCACTGGGATAAAATATCTGCGCTACAAATAGCCTGTGTTGCCGCTAGGTTCTGCCCCCGCAGGTACAAGAAAGACGCGCCAGAGGGCATGGAAAACGTCATTCCGTTCAAAGATTTGAGTTACGATCAAATCCAAGCCTACAGAAAAAAAGGCACAGGTTCTGAGCAGAAGAATCGTTGGCGAAAAAGTAAATATCCTTACCGGAGAAAATAATGCCCGAAACCGCCGCGCAAAGCAATAGCACTGCTCCAGCCTCAAGAGCGCGCAAGCTCGTTAAGAGGTTGTCCGAAAGACGTATGGGCAAAGCGGACTCTACGCTACGCGATATCAACGATGAAGAAGAAGGCGAAGAGATTGCCAACCCAGATGTCTTGGAATACAAACGGTCTATGCGAGGTTAAGGTTGGCTAAAGTTACGCCCCCCACATTCATCGACGGGACCACAGTAGCAGGGGAAGATGTTTTCGACTCCATCTACACGCTGTCAACCGATGCCCTCAACGGTAAAATAGAAACCGTAAACCTCAAAGACCTTGGCGACAGGACGGTAGGCCATACGTTTTTGCAGAAGAAGTCGTCATCCGGCGGCGGCATGACCGCCGGAACTGCCAACCTTGATTACTTTACGCACCAAGTGATTCGGCACAGCTCCGACTCCTCCCAAACATCGACCAGCGGCATTTATCGGGGCGCGGACAACATGGGTAACGCGGATGCGAATGACTTCATCGCAATACCGGGTGCGTCGATTCAGTTCTACCTGCCATTTAGAGCTTACGTTCTTTTGACGTGGCAAATCACTTGGACCTGTGACGCGGCGATGGAGTTTACGAACAGCTCCCATCCGGTCGGAGACCGAACAGGCCGCAGAGACGGTTGCCATGTCCGACTCTTTATCGACAATGAAAAAGGCGTCAACCTAGACTGCAATGTTCGCCGCGTCCGAGAAACCATGTTTCAGGTGGCTGACGACTCTGGTACAGGTCAAGAAGCAAACGTCTACCTTCGCGATAGATACAAAGGCCGATACTGGTCAGGCCACAAATGGGTGGGCGCTCCGATGAGCAAAGGCTTTCACTCCGCTTCTTTACGGGTTATCCAAACGCCTGGGACGCCTCAAGTTCGTGTCCGCGCTCGCTCAATGAAGTATATTTATTTTAAGGCGCAGTCGCCCACATGATTGGAGATTAGCATGAGCTCAGATAAGCCCTCGATTATGGACGCGGCAGGCGGTCTTGTTACAGCAAAGCAGCTCGGCCTTCTTGGCACAGGCGGTACGGCAGCAAAAGCAGGCGGCACTGCTGCTACAGCCACAGGCCTAGGCACAGCAGGAATAATCGGAGCAGGACTTCTAGGCGCAGGCGCACTCGGCTACGGCCTCACCAAACTTATTCCAGGCAAGCGCGAGAAGGCGTACCGAGACCAAGGTTACAAAGCAGGTGCTGCCGACAAGATGGCGCGGGCCGACCGTCTTGAGGAGCGCGGCAAGAAAGCGAAGGCCGAGGACGTGCGTCTCAAGGCAGAATACGGAACCGCAGACCGTAAAGAGATTGGTGCCGCCATTGCTGCGGAACGTATGCGCGAGTTTGAAAAGAACCCATTCAAAGCTGCTGGCGTAGGTGACCGTAAGACGGACGCCATGATGCGTGCCGCACAAGCGACTCGGCAGACAACTACCGATCAACTGCGGCAAGCACTTGGCCTAGCGCAGATGCGTGGTCAGGTTGCCGACACGACAGAAGCCTTTGCTGCAGCGCAGGAGCAAGCCGACAGCGGGCAAGCAGCCGAGCGAGCTCAGATTGCACAGATGGTTCGGGACCGAGTCCAGCAAGAAAGCCAGAATCGCTTTGCTGCATTTATGGGCTATCCGACACAACCCTCCGCGCCCAACCCAGTAGTCACTCGCGCTCTCGGTCAAGTAGGTTCAGACCTGTCTGACCAAGCCGGGACTGCATAGGAGCCTCCATGACGCCCGAAGAAACAGCTATGCTAAAACGCTTCCAAGCAGGCGAACAACTTTCTGAAGAGGAAATGTCTGCTTTGTACCCGTCTATGGTGGACGAGAAGATAAAGCGGGCAAAAGGCGCTAAGACGAGAGAGTTTTTATTTAACGCGCTATCTCAAGGAATCCGAGCGGGCACAGGCCTTCCCCTTCAACAGTCGTTGCGTAACCGACGTTTAGCTACGGACCAGCAACAACGTGCTCTGGCGAGAGAGGACGTGGACCAAGACACGACTGAAGCCCGAACAAAATACTTTGAGTTGAGGCAGAACTTTGTTCAAGGCATTGTAGACGACGCCCAGGCTTCAGTCACCCCCGAGAATGAGGCGGAGATAAAGCGGGCAGAGCTCGAATCGCAACGCGAGGCAAAGCTCCTTGAGATGGTTCAAGGCGGAGATAAGAAGGAAATCTCGGAGGAAGACGCGAAAGCCCGTGCCGCCGCGCAAAGATTTATTAACGCTGTCTCTAGGGGGCAAGGTTCCACGGCGGCGATTCAGGGGCAGATGAGCAAGCTCAACACACAGTACGCTCTCGATAGGTTTTCGTATTGGGTCAACTCGATTGCCAGAGAGGCCACTGTAGGCGAGATTGAAGAGCAGAGAAGGTTGGCAGCAGACCTCAATAGCCGTGTAAAAAAGGGTGAAATCACAAGCCAGCAGGCCCAAGACGAGTATGTGCTGCTCACCAAAGATGGCCAAGACGAGATTTTAAAAACTATGGGAAGGCCAGATGGCTCCGGTTTTTACGACCCTGTAGATTACGGCGGCAGCGCAACGCTCCCTGAGTCCTACAAGCTGAACAGCACCTACATGAAGCAGCGTCAAGCCATCATTGACGGCGGCACGCTTCGGCCAAACCCTACTGGCTTCTCTTCCCAACAGCTATTGGTGCTGGACACTGGTGATGTTCGGCAGGCGATGGATCGGTCCAAGAAGGCTTTGAAGAATCTGTCGAGCCTACCGGGGATTGAGCAGCAGATTCAAAAAGTTGCGCGCCAAAATCTTAGCCGTGAGCAACTTGCGGGACTTGGAGACGACTTTACCGCTGGTGACGTGTTCGATCAAATCAGCGGCCTGTCTCAACGAGAAGCTTTTGCAACAGATGCGCGCACACAAAACGAAGTCTCACAGGCGATGGACATTCTTATGCGAACGGGTGACTACAGTCCACTGACGGGCGATAAGCGCATGTTGAACGACATGGAGTCAAAAGGACTTAACCCAAAAGAGTATGCGTTTTTCTTGAAGAACAAGTACCAAGACAAAACCCCCGCGCTTCAGCCCGTTAATGAAGAGGCGGTCACCGCCGCTGTTACTCAAGACAAGGAAGACGACGAAGCGGTGGAAACTACGGGACCACTCACAACACCAAGCAAGACCCCGACAGCTTCTGCCGCTGCGGCGAATCCCGGCAAGCCTGGTGACCCGGTTACCGCGAAGAAAAACGCAGTCACAAAAAGACTGACGGGCGGAGCTGGCAAAAGAGGCGGCGGCGATATTTTTGTAACTTAGGGAGAACACATGGCATTGACGGGCAAACAGGCTCAGGGCATCATCCGAACCCACAAATCAAAATCAAGAACCGAACGACAAGACTGGGACCGATGGCGGTCGTGGTACATGTCAGAGTATTGGAACCAGTCGAGCGATGGCCCGTCTGGCTCTGCTCCGGTAGGCAACTCCAACGGTGATGAGGGCGTTAACTTCGAGACGAACTACCCCTACGCTTTTATCGACACCATGATTGCGAACATCTGCCCCCAGAATCCGCAAGTCACGGTTAGCGCACGTCGGGACAAACTGCGCGGAGCCGCTAAGTTTCGGGAAGCAATCATCAACGATACATTCCGCCGAAGCAACTTTCACACCTTGCTGTGGAAGTCATCGACAAACACATCAATCTGTGGTCGGTCGTTCCTCAAAGTCGTCTGGAACTTCCGCAAGGGCACGCCGGAAATGTATTCGGTAGACCCTCGGTTTGTTTTCTTTGACATGTCTGCCGCCAAGTTTGAGGACATCCGCTACCTTATTGAAGTGACCGTGCTTACAAAATCTGAGTACAAGCGGCGTACAAAAAAGAACGGACGCAAAGGCGCTCTGTACAACAACAAAGTGTCCGAAAAAGCCGTGTTCGGCGGCTACCCCACTTTCCTCAAAGACCACTCTCGAAACAAGAGTTACGTCAACGAGGCATCGACTGACGTATATAGTTGGGTGACCGTCTACGAAGTGTACGATTTTGAAGGCGAAGGCAGGTACTATCACTTCCTTGAAGATGTCGAAGAGCCACTGTTCGAGGGCGAACTGCCTTATCGGTACATCCGCAACCCATTCATCGGGCTGACGTTCAATGAGAACATGACCGACCTCGCAGGCTTGTCCGATGTCAAACTCGTCCAATCTCTCCAGCAGAGGCTAAACGAGATTGACACGCTGGAGCTCTGGCACGCCCATACCTCGACCCCCGTGATGCTAGTCAACACAGCCTTGGCTGACAACCCCGAAGCTATCATGACTGCACTGCAAGATGCGAATCAGCCTGGTACGATGATCTCTATCCAAGGCAAAGCAAACGCGCCGCTAGGAGATATTATTGGCCAAACGCCCGTCCCGTCCTTCTCCCCCTCCTTTACGGACATGCGGAATCGCTGCAATCAAGTCATTGAGTTTATCCTTGGCATCCCTCAGTATAGTCGGGGGGTTGTGGGCGTGGCGGACGTTGCTACGGAGGTCGCGCTTGCCGACACTGCGACCCGAACAAGAAACGGACGAAGAATAAAGCAGATTGAAGACGTGGTAAACGCCGCCGCAGAACGAGTCATCGGGCTATACGAAGAGTTTCTCGACCCGAACACCAAGCTGCCCGTCCGACTTACTGGAAGCAGGGAAGTCCTGAAGGCCACTCGCCAGAGCCTGATGCTCCGACCTGACCGCGACCCCGGCGAAAACCCCCTCGACTTTGATTACGATGCGCTGCCGTACTCGCCTACAGAGAACCACAAGATTATTCAGCTCCAGAAGTTTCAGCAGTATTTGCCGCTGCTACTGGAAGCACCAAACGTAAACAAAGAAAAACTGGTCCTCAAACTTCTCGACCTGCTAGGCATGAGGGACTTGGCTGAAGACGCTCCTCCCGCACCTCCGCCAACACCCGCGCCTATGCCTGGACAAGCGCCCCCAATGATGCCGGGAGTCCCGCCTGAAGCAATGCAACCTCCGGGTGTTGACAGCGTCGTCACAGGAGGGTTACCTCCAGGTACAGAGGCACCACCGCAAATCCCACTTCCAGCCGGCGGGCCGGGCTTTCCCTCTTCATAGGATGCATCATGGCTTTTAAGTATAACAGTCTAGGCACCGGCAAGTCTCTGGCAGATGTCGCCGCAAACTCTCTCGCAAAAGTTTTAGGTCCGAAAGGCAAGATGAGTGCCGCCGGAGAAAAGAAACGCAACGCCAAGAGCAAGGGTGGCACTCGCCATGGCGCTCCGAAAAAGATTCCCACAAGCGCTGCGGATGCAAAACGGACCGAGAATGCTGCGGCGCAACGCGCTAAAGACTCAAAACAAAGTGTAGCGGACGCAGCAGGTCGCGCCCCCGCACGCCCGTCTCCACGCCCGCCCGGACGCCCCGGTGGCGGTAGGCCGTAATGCGTGTTCCCATCAAGAAAATCCTTGATATTGTAGGCTCTGTCCTTCGACTTGTGGCCCCACTTGTTAAAAAACGGAAGAAATAATGAAGATGCCCAGCACAAAAAAAGCAGCCTCTAAAGCCTTTAATAGTCACAATAAGGGCAAACAGACCCCAGAGCCGAAGGGCAAAATAACTGAGTCAACAAAAAAGAAGGCTAAGAAAAAGGCAACGTACTAATGCCTAACATGCCTAACAAGTTAAAAGTCGCTCAAGAAGCCCTGCTTAAAAAGCACTCAAAGCATCATAGTCCCAAGCATATGAAGATGATGCGGGACATGATGTCCAAGGGCAAGACCTTCACGCAAGCGCACGACGCGGCTAAGAAAGAGATGGGTGATTGATGCCGATGTACGACTTTAAGTGCCCAGAAGGATGTGGGTACTTTAACGATATTTTTGTGCCTTTGGCGCAACACGGCAAAACAACTTGCACGGAATGCGGGGCATTGATGTCCACCGTTATTGGTGACGTGGCGTTGATTGGCCCTATGCCGTCTAAGCCCCTTGTCGTAAAGCAGGTGGGCCGCACGTTTGAGTCAGGGGCCGAGTGGCGGGATTACCAGCGAAAGAACCCCGACTGCCAGATTGTTTCGTCAGACTCCTCTGAATGGAGGAAGCACCGAGACACTGTTGCGGAAAAAGCCGAAGCGCGGGCACGCAAGATGGGCTACCGAGACCACGCTGACAGAAAAGCCAAACGCAAAAAAGACAAAGCTAAACGCGCCGGTAAGGTTGACAAGCAAATATATGTCCACTAAAGACATCATGAGGTACCCATGCCAGCTCAAGACAAACTAATCCGAATGCTCAACGAGAATCCTCCCGGCAACTTTGCTGAACTAGAGGAGTTGATGTCGGATTGTGGTTATGGCGTGACCGTTACAGACCCTGGCGCGGGGATGGGCGACGAGACGTATTCCGAAGAAATGCCGGAAGACATGGGTCCAGAAGATGAGGGAGAAGAAGAGCCTGTAGACGACTTGATGGATATGATGCCCCCTGGCATGGGAGCTCCGAGTCCAAATGAAAGTCCTCGCATGAAGGTTCGTCGCATGACTATTGTTGCGGCAAAGAAAGCTCTCCCGAAGGATAAGAAAAGGGAGGAGTAATGAACGAAGAAGATTTTGAGGCGGGGGTTGATGCTCCCGTATCCGAGGCAGTTGACGCTTCTGTTGATGCGGCCCCGGTTGATGCCGCTTCCGATGAAGCGCCTGCCACTTCGGAGCTCTCCCTCTCCGCCGACACAGATTCCGAGGAGTCTGCCCCCGTCTCTTTTCCTTCTGCTGATGACTTCGGTTGGGACTCTTGGGACGGCGAGTTTGAGCAACTTCCCGAGCAGCTCCGCAGTTGGGGCGACAAGTTCAACGGCTACTACGGGTCTCGCCATCAAGCGGCGCTAGACCAACAGCGGCAACAGATTGAACAACAGCACAGTTTGTACGAGGCCTTGATTAGCGGCAAAGAAGATCCGCGTGTGGCCGAGTATACGGGGCAGTTGCAAGATTGGGAGCAAAAGCACAGCGTTCTAGAGGCAAAGTTTGCGTCACTAGAATCTGACAACAAACTTTTCGTAGAGAGCGTCAACAAGTCTATCGAAGCAGAGGCCGAGCGTTTTGCTCAAGCCTTCCAAGAATCGAACACGGACTTGTTTAATGATGAGGCTCTCTCGAATACTTTTGCAGACCTGCTCGAAGAGGGCTGGGATCTTGAGACCGCTGCGGAAGCCTCGCGCCTTCCACAGAATGTTCTTGAGGTTGCAAAACAGGCAAAGGCAGATGGTGTTCCTGATTCGTATGCGCTCAAACTTGCGCGTGGTACGAAAATGCGGTCACCTCAGCCTCGGCCTGGCGCTAAGTTAACGTCCGGGGCCACAACCCCCAGCCGCTCCCCCGAGCAGGTGGAAACGACGAATACTGGGGCGATGTCCTTGGCGGACTGGCGGAAACATGTTGCGCGTAATGCTCTGAACACTAGTAAAAGGAGGGCCTAATGGCCATCTCACCCGACGTACTGGCGACGGCGCTCAATGAGCTTATGCCTTCGTACAGTGAAATGTTCGTCAAGTTTCACCCCTTGATGGAAAAAATCATGCTGAACGGGAATATGACCCGTGACACACTCAAAGGCCCGCGCCGCGAGTTTGCTGTTGTGACCGATGGTCCCGGTACTGTGACGCAAGTCAACACCGGTTCTGAAGTCATCGCAGGCGGACGCTCGCAGAATGCACACCGAGGTAACGTGCTTGCACCACGTCTCATCTATGCGTTCGACGTTCCCGGCAAGGACTTGGCTGAGGCCAATGGCGAGATGGACCTCGCACGAATCCTTCAGCACTACCCAGAGCTGGCTCTGTCCGACTTCCATGAGCGGATCTCGAATCAGCTTGGAACAGGTAACGGCAATCAGGTCGGCGGCTTCGCTACCCTGAACGGCAACACCACGTTCAACCCAGACGGAACTGCCCGTGACGGATTCCTTCAGATCTCCGCTTCTTCTGCCAAGACAGTTCACGGACTGAAGTGTGCAGGTGCAGGTGCAGGCGCTATCAGCGGCTGGAACAACCAGTACGAAGACATCACTTCGTTCGCTGTCAACGGTCGTAGCCAAATGCGTAAGGCGTACTTCGCCGCATCACGCCAAGGCAAGACTGCTGGCCCTGTTGACTTGATGATCGGTGACGAGTCCTCTTACCTCAACTACATCGACGACTTGGACGATCAAGTCCGCGTGGTCAAGGTTGAGGGCGACAAGGCTCCACCTCTGGTACGTCAAGGCGTCAAGTTCCTCGACGCTGACTTCTTCCTCGACGACTCGATCGACGTGTCTGACGCAGCCTTCAAGGATGGCGCAGGCAATGCGACTGCGGCGACCGATGGCATCATCTACGGCCTCAAGACTTCGGTCTGGCACATGTTCACTCTTGGCCACGACGCGGCTCGCGAAACGAAGGGCGACTTCGCTCTCCGTGGACCGTTCCGTATCCCTGACCAAGATATCTTCCGCTACGAGTTGGTGCTCATGATGGGCATGCACACCACGCAGCTTCGTTCCAACTTCGTCGTCACCGGCGCAGGCACCCCATAAGGAGGATCCCATGGGTTTCACAGCATCTGGTATCACTACCACCACTGTTACTACTACACAGCAAGCACCTCTGGGCTTTATTCTCACCGCTCCTGACGGTGACAACGGAGCGCAAGAGTGGATTTATGTCCAAAACAAAGACTCTGTAGAGCTTGTTGTGGGCACCGTTTGCGGTCGCGTCGGCTCGTCCCTCACCTACCAAGTTCTTCGCTGTCCCACCAGCGAGACAACGGCACGGGTGGTTGGATGCGTTCAGACCGCGATTCCAGCAGAGTCGTATGGTTTCATTCTCCGCAAGGGCGTTGGTACCGTGTTGATTGACACGGGTGTTAGTGCGAACGCTGGACTTCAGGTTGGCAACGGCACCGCTGGACGCGCAGATGCGTCTGGTGGCGCGCTGACCCACCCGACGTTCGGGCTTTCCCTCGCGGCGATTGGTACAGGTGAGACGGGCAACGCTCACATTAACTGTATGGGCTAGTAGATGAATCTCAAAGAGATTCGGAACGCGATGTTCGCCCAGGCGGACTGGGCACCGACCCAGTCGTCTGAGGCGATCTCTCGCGCTAATAGCTTCATCAATAGGGCCTACAATCAGTTAGCCCTAGAAGCTCCGTTTCTCTTTTTCGAGTCTAAGGTGCATCTGGCTACAGAGCCGGATGTCGAGTCTAAAGCAGGCTCAACAGCCGCCGCCGCTGGAGATCGAATCCAGTTGGCGGGGGCGAACACTCTTCCGGGATCACCGACCACACGGGATCCTTGGACTTGGCATACGACATACACGCATGCCACAACAACAAGCTACCCCGACTTGTTTACCGTGTGGAAAACAGACCGATCGTGGGACGGTCGAATGATTGAGATTACGACAGCGGACGGCACAAAAGTCCGCAATCAGATTCGGTCTATCTGGCGAGAAACAGACGGGGCGTCGTACCGCTATACGTTTACTCTTGTCACTCCGTGGGACATTGGTACTTACGGGAACGGCACGTTGGATATGGACGGGTTTGTCGGATTCAAGTACCGTATTTTTACTGAAGCCTACGCGCTGCCCGACGATTTGATTCAGTTGAGCACTGCCCGCCTTCGCGACAATACCAACAACTACCCTTTGGATGTTTTTGGTCAACGAGAATCCGAAGACCTGCAACTCGACGGACCCCCGTCACAAGTTGCCTCGGGCATACCCCGCGTCATTTTTCGCCGCAGTCATGTCCACATGCGCGGCCCGAGCTCTGCTCCAGTAGCGTCTCCGGCCCTGACCAATCCAAATGTTTTTGAGCCGAAAAATATCGCAGACCCAAAAAAGCCCGGATCTTTTGATGCTACGAGAGAGCAGGCGAAAAGACGAGGAGAGGTCAACGTCGATCCAAACGCAGGCGCACATGTCGGGCCTGACCTCGCCAGCGATGCTGGCGCAACCGCGATTGACAACAAGTGGCTTGGCCCCGAACCCGCAGGCACGTTTGAGTACCGCGTGACGTACTCTTGGGGGAAGAGGGATGTAGAGTTCCAACTCCCAGGCCTCGGCAGTTGGGAGGGGTTTGCGCAGCCTCTTGACATTACGAACAGTACGCCATTCCCAAGCGCGAGCACATCAGCAAACGGCGACACTCCATCGCGAAATAGGTTTAGAACACCACGATTTGAATCTCCACCGTCTCCGGTATCAAACGCAATGACTGTCGCACGGGTTGGCGATGAGTTTGCTGCTGTCAAGCTGTCGCTTCCAAACATCACCTACGCGCTAGGATTTCTGACTAAGTTTGGGTCTCACAGTAGGCAGAGCCTCGACCAAAGCGGTGTTTACATCCGCATTTATCGCCGCCGCATTGACGCGAACATGAACGACTACGGGTTGCTTGAGAACGCTGCTGACGGTCTCCAGCAGTCTCAACTAGATTCGGACAACGCCTTTTATCTGTTGTCAGAGTTCCGTGCAGATAGCAACAACTCGGGCGTGTGGTACGACAATGGTGAGTTTTTACCTGACTACAGTCGCAGGCTGCGGGATATTCACGGGTATCAAACAATCCAGTTTTACCCCAAGCCTGACCAGCGGTACGTCGTTGACATCCGAGGCGTTATTCGTCCTGAAGAGTTGACAGCGGACCAAGACGTTCCCTTGGTGCATGCAGAAGCGACCAACGTCTTGATTGAAAAGGCGATGGTGTACTTGTATGAAAACATGGGGCAGACGGCTCGGTCTGACTACAGCACTTCTCGTTATCAAGAACTTCTCTTTACTCTCACAAAAAGATACGGCGATCTTCGCCCACCCTCCGCACCTGTGTTACGCACTATGACACGGGCCACCGGCATCAGAACGAACCGCCGATGGAACCGTAGACTGTCAAGCGATGACCTGGGAGGAGTAGTCGATGGGTAAAGAAGATACGCCACTTATTTGTGGGGGAGTGTACAAGCAGCTAGACTTGCACGATGTTGAAAGGCACGGCCTAATGGTGGCCTTGACTATCAATGGTAACGAGCAGTCTGGCTTGATTTACTGGACCGGGTTCAAGCCTGAACTGGTTACGAATCACAACAAAGACCGCTTGGCAAAGCTAGAGCTGATTGCAAAGCCAGCGCCTTTGGTTATTGAGAAACCAGAGCCTAAGCCAGAGCCTAAGCCTCCTGTGCGACGGGCAAAGACCAGCGTGGGGCGACCCAGAAAAAAGAGTTAAATCATGGCCTACTTAAAGAACCGCCGCGAAAGACCTTCCGGCTCTGAGAGCGCGTACTTTATCCGAGGCCAAGATGACGGGCTGATTCTACCGAATGAGCTCGCTCATGAGATTGTAAACATGTACAGCCTCGAGGAGGGAACTCTTCGGTCTGCATGGGGGCCTGCGGTTTACGTTCCGCAGAAAGCTCCGTTGGCGCGTGAAGACGGCTCTATCATTATTGACAGCGGTGGCCAACCTGCATCCGCCCGGAGCTTTGCCTACGACGATCCAAAGGTCTTTGCCCCGTTTAATGTGTGTGACTCCTCTCTGCCTCTGTACGGCAAACTGCAGCACGGCATCCACCATGCGGTACTTCAGGGCGGTGAGCGTGACGTACTCTTGCTCCATACATCTAACGAGTTGTGGGAGTTTCGTGGTTGGAAGAGGGACTGGCGGCAGCTTATTAGCAACCCTGCATCAGCCCACGGGCTGAGAGGCGAACTGCCTGACGATGAGTCGCCTAGTTTTCCCACGCAGTTTGAGACGGTGGGCAACGGTGTTGTTATCGTTCCGCAGAATGGCCGGGCCTATTTTTACGACGGGCACATCATCGCACCTCTCGGGTTCAGTGAGACCCCTTCAACCCCGATGTCGTCGGGGCCGGAGAGCACCACCAGCTTCTTCCGTGGGGCAGCAAGCGGTAAGACCGATGGTATAAACGACACAGGTTATGCACACACGGGACTTTGGATTTCCAAAGATAAAAATAATCCATCAGGTATGGAGTACGGGTTTAAGAAAAGCCGTATTGGAACTGTGAACCCTTACCTTATGGACGGCCCTTCCGACAGTTCCACCCCGTATGCTGCAGGCCTGCTTGACGCGGGCGAGTGGCGTTGCAAGGTGCAATACATTGATGTCTTTGGCAACCTTTCACCCCCTTCGGAGGCGAGCGCGCCCGTTGGCTGCGACCGGCAAGGCACGGCAACTCGCGTGCGCAACAAGTTTGATTTTATATCGGCAGAGGCTGGAGAAAATGTCGCCCCCGAAAACTTGAAGTTTCAACTCGCGTGGACCGGGGTATCGACTGGTCCTGACCACTGTGTTGGGCGCAACCTCTACAGAACGAAAGACCTTATTAACTCTGGTGATGCTGGTTACTACGCTCTACCGCAGAACACATCGGCCACGTTCACGACGTTTGCTACACTGCAGGACAACGTCACCACCATCTACCCGGACAACATGTCCGACTCGTACCTCGGCGCGAAGCTGATGGATGTTGTTCCGGTGCCGCGCTTCAAGCTGTGCCGAGCTGCGTTTGGTCGATTGTTCATTGCTAACACCAGAGACAACGAGGGTCTGATTAGGTTCTCCCAGCCTGGTGCGTGGGGAACTTTTCAGAAGGGTGACTCCATCTATCCCGATGCGTCGGGCGGGGAGATCACAGGCCTGTGGCGCTGCGACCGAGGCCTACTGGCGTTTACCTCGTCGAGCACATTCTTGATTACAGCACTCAACCAAGGCAGCGACTTTAGCGCAGTGCCAATCTCCAGAGAAGTGGGATGTGCGGCCCCGAACTCGCTTCAGACGTTACCCGATGGTAGGGTGATTTGGCTAAGTTACGGTGGGTTCTATTCGTTTGACGGCAACACCATTTCTTTCGAGTCTGCCCCTCTTAACCGCCTATTGAAGAGATTTACTCTCGCCCGCTTCAGTCAAGCATGCTCTGTTTTTGACGGCATGTCGAATGAGTACCGGTGCTGGGTTTCGACTGACGGGTCGGTCGAGAACAACCTGTGCCTTACCTACTCTGGCGATTTGTGGAGAACTCGTACAGACGTTCAGCCCCGTGATGCTTGCGTTACTGACGATCACAGGTCGTATCTATTGGCCGCAGGAAGCGTTACAGGCCAAGAGGGGCGCGACGGAGTGTTCTTGCTCGATCACGCCGCCTCAAGAGCTCACAGCGACCTTAGAACTCTATCTGATGTACGCGAGTCGAAGATTGAGACGGTATGGATGCAGGGCTTCCAGTCTAAGCGCAAGGAAACCATCCCCACCATCTACCTCTGGTTCAGGGAGACGGAGATAGATTCCGTGAAGATTGAGGTCATGCGTGATTGGAGAGAGGATGTTGTCGAGGAAGTCACGATTGACCGCTTCACCAACGTGGACGAGCCTTCAGTATGGGGCAAGACGCGCTTAGGGGAGTCGGGCGCAAAGTTTCGCCGCCGTCGTCCGTACTGGACAAGAGCTCAAATATACCTGCCTTCCGCTGAAGTTGTTAAGTTCCGCATAACAGGCACCGGTTTTTGGGAGTTTGTTGGTTTATCGTTTGACGCATCGCCCCGGACATACGGGAATGCACAACTTCCGGGGTAAGCATGGCGTGGAAATACCCGCAGTTTGACATCAAGAGCGGTTACGTTGTTGATATCGATCCAATCAACGACAATCTTCTTGGCGTTGCGAACGAAGTGTCCGGTGGTCTTAATGAGCACAACTTCAACGCAGAGGAAGACCCTGACGGGGTCTTAACACGGGCAAACCTGAAGACCGGTGCCGTGTTCCGTATTCTCACTACGTCAACGGCGACGACAAATGTGCCCCCTCACCGGTCTGATTGGCTTAAAATCAAGCCTGTTGACACTTGGCAGGTGTACGATTCAGACGGCGCGCGGCTTTCGTTTGTGTCACGCGGCTCTACCGCTTGGCTTTGCGCCTCGTTTCAAATCATCGCCACTGATGATCTGACGGTTTCTAAACCTCTTTCGGAAACTCAAAAAGGCTTTGGTTTTCTGGTGGCGCTCAAGCTAGATGGTGTTGTTATTCATGACTCCATGTTGGGTTCTGGAGATCCACAAGGTGAGTTTTATCGCGGCTTTGAGAACAGAGCAGGGATGAGAAAAACCGACGTAGACAAGGCCACTCAAAATACCGCGTATGGCGGTGGCGGGATTTGCGGCGCACGCCTGCCCGTGACCGTGGACGCTATCGTAGATATTCCACCGGGCGAGCACGTCGTAGAGATATGCGTCAAGAGCATCCGGGGGCACAACTGGTCCGGTGGTAACGGAACCCCAGGCAACGCCGCTTCGGAAAACGACTGCTTCATTGCTAGCCGCGAACTGTTTGTGTTGGAGATGAGGCGCTGATGTCAGATAAATACACCTACCTAGAAACCAATACAGACTACTCCTCGAGCGAACTATCCTTACGCTTAGAGGACGTCGCAGGCATCAATAGGGGCCTAAACGCAATTAATCTAAGCTCACTTTCTCCGGGCTGCTTTAGAAGCAATCTTATCCCAAGGATGATTCACTCATCAAGTCTCACGGGCACCATCGGTAAAGACAGTTTTACGCTCGAAAAAGACGTTGCCTTTATCAATAGAGATGAGGTGAATCCCCTAGGAATACCGGGACTACCTTCGTATTCTCCAATCATACGTCAACTTGAGTATCTTGAAAGCGACCAATACGAACTTGACATGACAAATACCGGGAAACAAAACGTGAGCGCGGTTATCGTCCTTGCCAATGTCTGCGTTGAGCGCATGCTGTGCGAGTGGAACGGTAAAGAAACCGACGCCAGCAAGTACGCCCCAAACGAAGATGTCGTGTATTTTGATTTTTTTATCCGGGTGATAGATGACCATGGCAACAAGTACACGATTGACAGGTCGGCTCGGTCATTGTCACCGCGCGTTACGATCTCAGAAAAAGAATCTCCTCGCTATACAGGCTTGAACACCAAAAACCCGGCGACGTTTGCCGACAACTCCTTGGCGAGAGGAGACATTCAGACGTTCCAAGACGTTTCTATCCGCTGCGTCATACTTCCGTCCGACATTAAAACGGGTCGCAAAATACACAAGATTGCCTTTGAGCGCCGAGCGCCCTCCAGATTTTCAACGGGAACAAGCGATGGCATTAAAAGAGCTGAGTTAGTTTACTCCAAGGCTAACCTCACCGCGATTCCGATCCACGCCAAAATAAGCTAGAGGCCGTTATGTCTACAAGATTTCGCTCACTCTCAGGCACGCTACTAGACACGATGGCCCGTAACTACGAAGGCACGGAGGACGCGCCTGAACCAGAAGCGCCCGCACCTCCTACTGAAGATGAGTTTAGCGCCACGCTTCCAGAGGCACCTGCGGAGCTTCTCGCCGCAAACGCGTTCAACGCTGCCCTAGCCGAAGAAAAGTCTGATGACTTAGAGGATTTGCTAATCCTCCCAGGCACTGGCTCGGCTATCCCAAAGTCACAGCTCCCGGCTGACGAGGGCAGACAATATCGGGACACGCTCAACTATATCGATCGCGCCAAAAAAACCGCGATGCGCCAGTACCCTGACATCCCTGAATCAGCATTCAACCAAGCATGGAGCTCTGCCTACTCTCGCATACAAAGCGGAGCCTACACAACCGAACAGGACATCGCCGATAACTACGAGGCCGACTCCCGCCTTGACCTAGATGCGTTTGACACGCTCAACATGGACGCAAAAGAAGTTCGGCCCAAGTTTGTCGCTGTGGCCTTTAACCCCATCTCGGGCAAGGCTACTCCAGTACCCATCACGGGCACAGACTTTGACAAGCGACTAGCAGACCGATTGCCCGAGGGACCGGAAAAAACCCTACTGCTGGCAAACCTTGACCAAGACGACTGGGCCGGTGTGACCGCAGGCCTGCTTGACACCGAAGAAAATCGAAACAGGCTCGAGGAAAAGCCCACGGCGAGGGACATTCGGAACTTGTATCGACCTGGCCCCGATGTTGAAAAAACCGGGTTGGCTCTTGTCATTGTTCCTATGTTTGAAGACCCTACACTCGATAGGGGCTACAGAGGCAGGAACAGCATTGACCTAGACTCTGTGCGAGAACTGGCGGAAAAGAAATCTTTCCTCAAGACCACGGGCGGTCGCTCGATGGAGGAGGTCAAGGACGATGCAATCCAAGCATACTACGGTAATAACCGCCTGCTGGACGTTCCACTAGAGGGGTTTACGACCGCCGAGGCCTACGCCGATGCGGTGATGGACTACGTTCGGACTGAGCAAAGACGTGAAGGCCGTCAAGAAATAAACCATTTACGCGCGCAACTTAAAAACACTTACCTTTTTAGTACAGACAGCGAATCTATTGAGGATTACCTCGAGGGCGACATCTACAGAGGGATTGGTACAGTACCTGTGGCCCGTGAGCTTGGCGCGCTTACGCTCCCTGTCCGGGCGGTCGCGGGTACAATCGAAAAAGAAGACAGCGGATTTAAGAGAAGTTTGGCGGAAGAAGGTGGATTTGAGTTTGCCGCCGAAGCTCTGTATGGAGAACAGTTTACAGAATACGGGGCAACCCGCGCTCTGGACGACTTGATCCGCATAGCGCCAAGCACCGTTATGGCCGCTGCCGAGTGGCAGGCGTACAAAGAATGGTTGATCTTCAACGACAAGCAAGGCACCGTGGACGCTAACGGTAAGCGCGTGCTTGACCCAGTGGAAGGGCGGCAGGATTTTGTCCGTAAGAGGACGTATGAAATATCCAACGACCCTGACAGACTGACGATGGCCGTTGCGGCTAACTATGACCCTGCCGGGCAAATGCTCATAAAGGCAGGTAAGATTGAATACCCAGAGTTTTATGAGGACTTCCCTACCCTAGCCACCTTGATGGCAGGCGCTCCAAGACTCGCGATGATGCTGGCCGAGCCTGATGCGCTGCAGGCCACCTTCGCTGGCATCGGCGGGGTCTTCGGAGCGGCAGGGGGCAAAGGCGTCTCAGCAGTAGGCAAGCTCGCCCGGACATATAAGACCATTAGCAAAGGTGCTGTGAGGTTGGACGATGCAATCCAAGCCGCAGAATCCCCCGCTGCGGTTCAGGCGCTGGTTCAAGCTGCCGTAAAAAGCGACGTAAGCGGTAGCACTACTGTTGCGAACCGACTGGTTGCACAAGAGGCGGCTCGGCAACTTAACGCTAAAGGTTCAAAGGACGCAGCCAAGCTAGTGGCTTCGGAGATGGAGGCTCTTAAAAGCGCAGAGGTCCGGCTAAACTATGCGTCAACGCAACTAGACAAGCAGATAGACACCGCCAAGGGCGCGCAGACTGCCGCCGAGCAAAAGGTAGAATCCACCAAGGTGCTCAAGGCTTCGTTGGAGAAGAAGGCCGCTGAGGTTGACAAGCTATCTGCGGAACTTGATGTGCGTAGAACCCAGATTGATTTGGCCGTGCGCGAGGCTGCGGTCAACAAGCAGATGGAGCAGCTATCTGCGCCTACCGCTAAAGGCGCGAAGAAGGCCGACGGTGCCCCTCGAACAAAGAAAGAAAAGGCTGACCGATTTGAAGACCTAGAGGCACGCAATCGCGAGCTCGTCTCTCTGCAAAAGTCTCTCGACGACATCGAGGCCGGAGACCTTAGCCCTGCACAGAGGCGACAAGCGTCAGCAGACGTGCGTGAGAGAATCAAAACCATCCTCGTCAAGACGAGCGAGGAGGCGGATGCTAGGGCAACCTCTCCAAGAATCCAGCAGATGCTTGCAGACCAGGCTGAGACGGTAGAGAAGCTGCGTAAAACCGTAGGTGAGGCGGGGTGGAAGGCGGATAGTGCGGCACTCGGACGCATCGTATCCACCGCTGCAGATGGCGGTAAGGGCTACGACGAGCTGGCGGACCTTGCTTTAGAGCAGGTGAGCAAGGCGGAGAAGGCTTACGCTACCGCAACTGATAAGGTGGCCGAGGTTGAAAAGCAGCTTGAGATAACAAATCGAGCGCACGAAAAGCTCGCAGCCACTCCAAGCACAGACGCAATACCAGGCCTATGGAATAACCAAGAGAACTCTCTTGAGGTATTGAAGCGTGTCAGCCGCACGTTCCGTGCTGCCGCAGAAGTCGCGGCATCAAAAGAGGGTCAGAAGTTTATTAACACAAGGTTTCGGACCCCTGAAGGGACTACGACGCGCAAGGTGTTGGCCGATGCTCCTGAAGAGGCCGCGTCAATCACAGACAAATACTTCGATGTTCAAAGCCGTTTGGCCGCTGGTGACTCAAAACTAAAGGTCATTGCGGAGACGGGTGGTGAGGGATCGAAGCGATTGGTCCTATCATTTCTTGGCTACGCAGCGATGGGCCAAGAGGCTCTCCGGGGATTTGAGAATATCAACAATGTTGCAAAACGCCTGAAGGATAAGCACGGCATTCTCTGGACTAGATTTGCCAAGCCTTCTTTTTACACCGATAAGTTTTACACCTATCAGGCCAAGTTTATACAGGTTGCGGACGCGATAGATCGATCTGGCATTGCGACAACACGGGTCGGCGTCATGGGCAATAAGTTTGCTGAGGTCTACCAAGAGGCCGCGAATGCAAACACTAGGGAAATCAGAAAGTGGTTCAATGATACCGATGTTATCCTGACCCACTTTTCTGGTGAAGTAGCTGAGGTCGAGGGCAAAGTCACCTCGATCGCCAAGGCTAGAGCAGTCGAGTACATTGGAACACAGAACCGCATAGAGCTCGGAGGCACCCGCCTCAACNTNGATGTCACAGGNAACCAGCTTGGGGGCAAGNCCACGNACAACATCTTAAACCTTGCGATTGATAACTGGGCCTCGGTNGGGGCTACCTTTATCAGGACTGAGGGCATGGACTTGACGGAGCACTTTCTTGAGAAGTCGGACAGNCTGCAAGGATTTGTTGTTGCTCATGTTGCTGACGATATTGGTGGCAGCGGACAAGAGAAGCTCAAGAAAGCAATCGTAGGTTTTGGTCGATGGTTAAACCGGGTTCCTGATGGTCAGTCGGTGTCAAACGCAGAGCGGGTCAAGGCCATCGTAGACCCCTCAAAACGGATGTCGGAACTCAGCAAGGGTGTGATGTCTGAAATCGCCGCAATCAACAAGCGTACAGCGGACGAAGGGGCGATGATTCCTACGGTTGTAGGCAAAAATACAGACCCCTTTCTTATCCCAGGCCAAAGCTTTAAGCTGGCCTTCAAGACTATTATACAAGGTGCGATGGAGCGAAACCTTGTCCAAGACTTTGCCAACCTAACGTCGGGAAACTTGGGTATCCGCAACATAAGGGCGGTAGAGTTTATGGTTCGCGGTGCGGATGAGGCGGGTAAGCACAAAGGAATAATGCCACTGCGAGAGACTATAGAGATTGGTGACCGTGTTGCGATGCGCTCCGAGATCGATCCTCTGCGTTCGATTCTTTTTAAAGGCGACAACTTTGCACAACGCCGGGGACCGAAAGCACTCACCTCTCCGCTTGAGTCAGAGCTCGTAGCGCCCGCAACTTATGAGGTAGGCAATGTTTCAAAAACCGGGGTAGTAACAATGATAGATACCGCCGGTAACACCAAAAAGGTTCAGCTCAAAGAGATCACCCGAATGGGAGGGGAGTTCGCCAACTACGATTTAGTCGATGGTTACTTGGCTTACGGCCTGAACCTTGCACGAAACATCGGCATCGCGGACCCTGCTAAGATGGATTTTCTGACAAAAAAATGGGGTGGCCTCAGAGACGACTATGTCAGATTTATTCTTCATTCATACGATGAAAGCGGGAACCCCAACATTATCCCCAAGATTGACTGGGCGTCTTTTTCTTACGAAACAAGAGACTTGAAAAAAAATCTGGACGTCACGATCGGCAACTCGGGCAATGAGTTGATTGATACATCGACCCGCATAATCCCGAGACTGATGAACTGGTGGAAAAATAAAACGCTGTTCGGGGTAACAGGTCTTAAAGGGCCCCGGTTTTTGATGGGCAACGCAGATGGTGACTTCGAGAAGATCGCCATCGAGATTGGCTACTCTAAGGCTATGCAGATTAACACCATCGGCACCCTCGGATACGTCCCTGTCCTCGGCCCGATGCTTCAAGACGGGACTCGCCGTATGATTTCAAACGGTGCGCAGGCCCTAGAAGGCTTGGGCGTACCCAGCCCGAGTATGTATAGCGGGAACATGAGCGCGTTCTTGGACGATGTTCTCGAAGGCGTGGATGAGACGCGAACATACTACAAGGCTAACGGTGACCCGATTGAACTAAATCCTCGGGAGTTTAAGCGTGATGCAACTCGCGCCGGAGTATTCGAGGACATCCTGCGGTCGGAGGGTTCAGACTCCCTGCGTGCAGCGGCAGAAAGAGAGTACCGGGCAAACGCTGCCGACGCGATGGAGGTGTCAAGCAAGGGCCTGACTGCGGCTGAGAAGTACCACCGCTGGCTTGCAATCATGCGAGACGCAAACGCGGTGGGAACGCATCGAACTAAGTTCCTTCTCTTCTCTGACTTGGTCGTCAATCAAGGCATGTCGGTCAGCGAGGCTACGAAGGCTATGAACCGTACTATCTTCGACTACACCCTTAGTGTTAGTCCTGTCGAGGCGGCGACTGTGGCTCAGTATTCCACGTTCTACACCTACGGCAAGAACCAGATGCTGACCACAGCCGCCGATGTCATGGGTGTTGACAGAAGAACACGGGCTTGGTTCATAAACAACCTTGTGATTGGAAGGCGCTATAAACGAGCACGGGCTTATTACAGGTACAATCAGATGTACGATAGGGCCTCGGATCCAGACATCTCAGATGTCGAAGAGGGCGTAGGGGTCGATGTTACCTCAACTGTGCCAGGAGTCTTTGATAAAAAGCTGGAAACAAGAGAGAAGGTTTTTCGAGAGTATGACTACCTGATGGACTCCATGATGGTCCAAAAGGGCGCGCTTCCCACGGGTATACAGGACGAGCTCAGAGACAAAGGCAGCTTTGCTACCAGCTACGCCTTGACGTCAGGCGCTCCAATGGGAGTTCTTCAGACCCTGAATACGCTCGCCTCGATACAGAAGCTAACGACCGCAGGGATTGCGTCTATATTTTTTAATGACCTAAACTTTAATACATTTAAGGCGGTCAAAGAAGGCGGCGAGGCTTTTCTGAACCAGTTCTATCCTGCACAAGAAGCCCTCTTGGAGACGATGGTTGGCAGGCTGCTAGACACGGCAACAGGCTTTACCACTGGTGAGGTAACGCTCAATCTAAGGGAGTACGACACCGCAGAGCAGTTCGGGCTGTTAGATGTTCTTGGTATCCAGCCAAACGAGAAGGGCCAGTTTGTGAGCCGGAACCCGCTTGCGCGGGCAGGACTGCTTGACCCCGCCAACCTTATCGGTGACGAGGGCAACTTTATTCGCCTACTCGCAACCACTGTCATGGGCGACATCGGTGAGCCGGTTCCTGTTGACGTTAAAGTTCAGATGGAAATGTATGCTCCTAAGTTCCCGCTGCGGATACCAGAGTTGGACCCCATCATCAATGACTTGAGCGGCGGAAAGATTCAAAAGTTTGAGTTTAATAAATACCAAGACCTCGGCCCGCTTGGAATCCGGCTGGTTGCTGCGGATATGATGACAAGAGAGATGAAGATCCACATGTTCAACTCAACTAAAAACATCTCCGCCAATCTTCAATCGGTTAAAAGATTACATGAAAAACGAATGAAGCTTTTGGGTAGAGAATCTTCTGACGCAGAAGCAAAATATGAAAAAGAAAAAGCTAAGGAAGAATGATGTCGAACTTGGACCAACGCGTAACGATTCTTGAAGACCAGGTCGGAGGAATCCGTGAGACGTTGGCCATTGTGCAGAACGAGCAGAAGCACTCCGTTCGCACATTAGACAGGATCGAGGCCCAGATTACTGAGATGGCAAAACGCAATCAGTTCGACTGGGGCACCGCTGTGAAGAATCCCCAGACGATTGTGCTCGGGCTTATTCTTATGGGGGGGCTGCTGGGTCACGACACTATGATGCTGGCAAACGCCTCACTTAATCCAGCTCTTGCCGCGCAAACTATTGACACAGTACCGTAGGTACTTTATAGAAGTAACATCCGCTTTGGATAGTCTATAGGAGACACTAAATGGCTGGCAATCTTAAGCAGCGCCTCATCAAAGCAGGCCGCGACTTCAACTACGCAGAGGGCGTTAAGGTCCTCAACAACACTGGCTCGACGATCGTGGCAAACAAAATCGTTTACGCCTCGGGCAACAGTGGTCCTTTTATTACGATCGCACTCGCGAAAGCTGACGCTGAGGCGACGTGCGCTGGGCGGTTGCACATCGTGAAGCATGACATCCCAGCCGGTGGCTACGGCGTTTGCCTGCCTTGGAAGTTGGCCACGGGCCTGACGGCAACCGATGCTACTCTCCCCGCTGCGGCTGCGGGCGCTGAACTGTACCTCTCCCAAACCACCGCCGGTGTGGCCACCGCTTCAAAGCCAGGCAGTGGCATTGTCCGTGCAGTCGGCTCGGTAGTTACCGCCGCAACAGGCTCTAATGCGGACGGCGCGGTGCTATTCTCAAACGACTGCTCTGTGGTTGGATAATAGGGGGCTTAGATGGGCGTTTCACGCATCAGGCCTTCCCGCATTATAATCGACACCGGGGACATAAAGGCCAGCCTGCCTGACACCACGTCGGAGCGGGCCACGATTGAAATAACAGGCGTGCCTAACCGGGGCATCATCCACGGCGCTCGGTTTGTGTACACTAACACTTCGGCACTGAATGACGCCGGGGTCGATCTCGCCATCATCCATACCTCCGGCACCGCAGCCGCTTCTACGGCTACCGCCTTGCCCGCTGCTGACGCTCTGTCCGCGCTTATCGTATGC